AAGAAAGACGTTATAGATGATGGGTCATATTATTGACGGTAATCTATGAAGAGACATATTTATAGAATATATCTCTTTTCGTTTACGAGGAATTGACGTGGATTATATACAAGTTGAAAATGATGGAGTAAAGGGACATCCACAAACACTCCCAAAAAATTGGGCAAATGTTTCCAACTTCTATCTTTTAGAGGATGACCAATTACGTTCATACGGGTGGTATCCTGTTCGATTTGTTCCTGTCGAAAAGACTGATAACAATATTGTAACAGGACAATCCTTTGTTATAGAGGGAAATGAAGTAGTTCAATATGAACAGATTCGAGAAAAAACATATTCAGAGTTAGAACAAGAAACTAATAATATGTGGGAAAATGTAAGAAATGAAAGAAACGAACTTCTAGTACAATGTGATTGGACACAAATATCAGACTCACCCCTTATACTTGAAAAAAAGAACGAATGGAAAATATATCGTCAAGAGTTGAGAGATATTACGTTACAAGAAAATTCTTTTAGTATAATTTGGCCAAATAAACCATAAAAAATATGAACAAACTTATAGAAGAAATAATCAAAGAATTAAAACTCCAACTTTTTTCAGAGGATAATTTGGATGATAAAACTATCATTGCTATTTATCCTGGTCGTTTTCAACCGATGGGTAGACATCATAAAGATGTTTATGATTGGTTAGCTAAACAATTTGGTGAAAAAAATACATATGTTGTAACATCTGATAAGACAGACCCACAACGATCACCGTTTAACTTTCAAGAAAAGAAGAAGATTATAAATAAACACGGGATTAAAAATGTTGTTAAAGTAGTAAGTCCGTATAACCCACAAGAACTATTGAAAAAATTTGATCCGCGAAAAACTGTTATAGTTTACATGGTTGGTGAAAAAGACGCTGGTAGACTATCAGGGTATAAACGATTAATGAAGTATAATAAAACTACTTCAATTACATACAAAGACATAAATAATCCATATGCTTATTACGTCTATGCACCACATATTTCATATAATATACCATCATTTGGTGAGATGTCAGGAACAAATATTCGTAAGGCACTTGGTGACCGAGAAGCAAAATTATCGGAATTAAAATCAAGATTTACAGATATTATGGGTTGGTTTGACGCTGATCTTTTTAACATGATTATCAAAAAGATGAACACAAATCGTGGTAATCTAAAAGAAGAAATAAATGAATGGTTCCGTGTATTATCAAATATGACAGAGGTTCAAATACAAATGTTTTTTAATATTCTTAAAAAGGAATATGGTGATACAAAAGATTTACTTCCTCTTATTAGAAAGTTTATAAAGACAAAAACACTTTCTAAAAATGAAAAAGAAATCTTCCAAAAACAAATGAAAGATAACTTAAAATTACTTGGACTTGGTGCAATCGCTGCAATTCCGATTCCAGGTACAATGTTACTTATTCCTGTGATAGTTCAACTTGCAAAAAAGTTTAACATTAATCTTTTACCAGATGTTAAAGAAGAAAAATCAAAAAGAATTTCTGTTGTAAAACGTGAATTTTGGGATAAAGTGTTTGAAGAAGTTGCTAGAGAAGATACACGTCAATTACTAACCTGTGGCGGAGTTGCAGGACACATGACTCATCCATTTGAAGACATGGGTCTTACGTTTGGTGATATGAAAGAGATGTTTCGTCTTGGTCTTTCTGGTGAGATAACAACAACAGGTGACCCATCTGAAAAGTTAGATGGTCAAAATCTGTTTATTACTTTCAAGAAAGGTAAATTATATGCCGCTAGAAATAAGGGCGATATTAAATCAGGTGGTATGGACTACAAGTCTATACAAACAAAATTTGCAGGACGTGGGGAAATAGAACGAGCTTTTACTTATGCGTTTACGGATTTAGAACAAGCAATCCAAAATCTAACGGAAAAACAACAAGAAAAGATTTTTAAGAATGGGACTGCTTGGATGAATCTTGAAATTATGTATCCTGAAAGTGCAAATGTTATAAACTATGACGGTGCATATATTGTTTTTCACGGAAGTTCTTTGTATAATAAAGAAGGCATAAAAATAGAAGATTACCCAGAGTATGCAAAAATTATTGCTGGTATGATTAAACAAGTAAATGCAGATACACAAAAAACATTTAGTATTGCAAAACCAAAAAAACTTACGATTGGTCAGTCAAAGAATTTTAAAGAAAAATTAAAATATTTTGTAAATTCTTTAACAACACTTCAAAATAAAATGAATTGTACAGACACAGATACTCTTGGGCTGTGGCATCAACGGTGGTGGGAAAAATACATTGAAACAAATGTTAAAAGATTAGGTGTTGAGATTGAAGAAAAAACAATAGAAGGTCTTGTAAAAAGATGGGCATTTTATGATAAGTCATTCTCATTAAATTCTAAGAATATTCCAAATCAGGAATTTCTAAACTGGTCAAAGGAAGTTGATAAAACAAAACTCCAAGACCAACAAAAGAAAAATGTTCAACCATTTGAAATGTTAGTATTAAAATTTGGAGCAGAAGTTCTTAAAAATGTAAGTGACGTAATGGCACTTAATCCAGAGAAAACAACTCAAAAAATACGAACTGATGTTGAAACAGCAATTGAAACTTTATCATCTTCGACCAATGTTGACGATTTAAAAGTTTTAAATACACAACTGAAACGAATAAAAGCAGCTGGTGGAATAGAATCAATCGTACCACTTGAAGGAATTGTTTTTAACTTTAACGGTAAGACATATAAATTGACAGGTGTATTTGCACCAATAAACCAATTACTTGGTTATTTTAAATTTGGATAATAGATATAGATATAGTTTCATTTAATTTGGTGGTATATGGCGGAAATTAAAATTAATAGCATACAGGATGTAAAAAGTATTCTTGCAGGTACTCACGAAGAACAAAATAAACTTCAATTTGGATATGTTCCAAGTGAAGAACCAAAGGTTACACGAATAGTTGGTGAAAAGTGGTTTGATGTAGATGGAAATGAATGGGAACAAAAAGAAGGATATTCTGTAAAGCTTGGAAAACAATGGCAACAGGAGCTACATTCATATTTAAATACATTTACGAATTGCCGTAGAGAAGTTTGTACTTGTACTATACCAAAGAGATTGGATGAAAAGATGAAGGCGATCCACGGTATGTGTTTTGATTGTGTGGTGGAAATGGAACATAAAATTAAATTGGAAAAGAAATGGGGTGAGTACGAAAAGGAAAAGATAAGACAGAATTCATTATCTTGGTTGAAGGAAGCTGAAAAAGATAAGAATCTTATAGCCGAGGAACTTTCAAAAGTGGAGTTTGCAAACTCATTCGGTGACGCTGAGAAGTGGAATACTGGTGTAACAAAAGAACAAATTTTACAAAAAATTGAAGATGAATTTGAAAACTTCCGCAAGGACTTTATTGAGAAATTAGAAAAAGATCTTGCCGGTAATATTGGAGAAGAAGTTGAACAGAATGAAAATAATTCGTGAAATATTTAGCGGAGTAAGTGGTGGTTTATCATCCAAACGCACGATGTTATTCTTGTCTTTCGTTGTAATGATTTTTATGACGTGGGCAAGTATTTTTATGGGTAAAGAAATTCAACAATTCATATTTGAAGGTTTTATGTGGATTGTTATGGGTGGATTATTTTCAGTCGCCTCTGAACAATTTGGTCAAAAGTTTGGAACAAAAACTACATCAGAAGAAGAATCTTGTGAAGAACCTCAAAACAGATGGGAAGAAGAAAGTCCAAGACAAAGGAGACGTGGATGAGTATTTTAATAGAACGAGCTGTACCAACAAATAAAAAATTATATAGTAGTGTAAAATCACGTATAAAGAAAAAGTTTAAGGTATGGCCAAGTGCATATGCCTCAGGTGCTCTTGTCAAGGCATACAAAGCCGCTGGTGGTGGTTATAGTAATGAATCTGTAACTATTAAAAATCCCGTATATCGTCTTCAAGGATATTCAACAAACTGTGAAGGAAAAATATACAAATTACACTTTGGTATTCAAGAAGGTGGAACAGAAATTTTGGGTGAAGCCGAATATCGTGGACGTAAAGTTTCTCTCGGAAAGCCATTTAGAACACCAGGTGGTCCAAAGAAGTTTTCTGTTTATGTAAAAAATTCAAAAGGAAATATTGTAAAAGTAAATTTTGGTCACAGAGGTGAAGGTGGACAAAAAACGATGAAGATCAAAAAATCAAACCCATCACGTAGAAAGTCATTCCGTGCAAGACATAAATGTCACACTGCAAACGATAGAATAACTCCAAGATATTGGTCATGCCGTTTCGGTTGGCCATCATCTGGTAAAGGTGCCATTGATAAATTATAATCATGAATGTTAAATTATTCAAATCACTGTTACGTCCATATTGGAATACTTGGTCTGTAAATAATTTAGATGACGCTGCTGATAAGATATCAAAGGCATATCATCTTTCCAATATCGGTGACACCGCTCCTTTCTTTGGTGCAAAATTAATAAAGGGTGACAAAGAAACTCTAAAAAAGTTTCTGTCATCTGGATTAAAACTTAATTTTAGACTTACACAAAAACTGCCTGATCCATTTGTGGAACCAGGATTTACTTTAATGGCAAATGGATTTTGTCTTTATTGGATAAATTCAAGATTTATTCCAATTCCTCCGATGCCACCTATGATTGCACCAACTTCAGGAGTACAAGTTCTTTTTCCAGGTGTTCCCTTTGGATTTGATAAAGCATTGAAGAAAGTATTCAATGATCTCACTGATGTTGACGATACACTAACTGCATTTACAAATGCTTTGATTGCACATCAACTAACAGTAGCTGGAACTTATTCAGGACTTGTTCCAGCCATCCCTTCACCTATACCATTGGTTTTGCCTTGGGTTGGATTATTGAGTCTACCAGAACTTTCATTAAAAGTACCTGATTTACTTAAAAATCAAGATACGGATGGAGACGGTATTTCTGATTATCTGGACGATGATATTGATGGTGATGGTATACCAAACAATCAAGACTCCGATAAAGATGGAGATGGAATTCCAAATGCAGATGAACCTGGTAAAATAAATGTTGGTCCGGGTGCGGCTGCCGGTGGTGGAACTGGAACAGGTGCCGGTGGTGGAACTGGAACAGGTGCCGGTGGTGGAACTGGAACAGGTGCTGGTGGTGGAACTGGAACAGGTGCTGGCGGTGGAACTGGAACAGGTGCTGGTGGTGGAACTGGAACAGATCCTAATTTTGATCCAACAACTGGATTTGATAATGGTCCTGATCCTGAAACAGGACAACGTTTAGATGCAACACCAATAGATGAAATCTTCAT